CCAGCAAGTCCTCCTATGATTAGAGGTTCAGCAGTTGAATATGGATTTAATTTTTATTTTACTGATGGATATTCTTTAGATGAATGTATTAAAAAAGCATTTAATTATTATGATGATGGAACAAAGTTTACATTAGATGAAGATAAAAAAATAAAAGAACGAGCCTTTATAGAGCCAATGCTTAATCTTATATATCCAGAATTATCTAAAACTAATTCTAAATATTTAGGTTATCAAATGCAAGTATCTACAGAAATTTTAGGCATACCATTTTCTGGATTTATTGATTATGCTTTTGAGAATGATGAACGCATAACTGTGATTGACCTTAAAACTAAAGGCAAGTTGCAAAAAAAACATAGTGATATGTTACAACAAGCTATCTATAAAAAAGCATTAGAGGAACAATATAAAAAACCTGTTGATGTTAAGATTCTTATTGTAACACCAAAAAAACTTGATTATGTTGATATTGATGATACAGAAAATTTAATGAAAGAAATTGAAATGTCATTAATAAGTTGTGCTAACATGATTAAAATTTGTAAGAAAAAAGAAAGTTTATCAAGTTTAATAACTCCAAATCTAGATGATTGGTACTGGTCAGATGCAGATAAAAGATCAGCAAGAGAAGTAATTTGGGGTATTTAATGGCTGAACAATTTAGAGGATTTTGCAGTAGCCTTGTAACTGCTGGTAAAAGTCTAATAGTTGTAACTCTTTATTGTTCTATTTTCTCCCAATGGCTATTAGACATTACATAAAAGGCATAAAAAAAGGGGTGTTATTAGCACCCCTTTATTTGTTTAATTAAATGGCTTATTATTGAGCCACCTCATAATTTGTATTTTCGTATTCTTTTAATTTTAATGATAAATATGTTCTGTGAATATCACCACATTTTACAATTTGATCTTTTTTAAAAAGACAATAAGCAGAAACAAAATCATTAAATAAACCATGATTTTTTTTACTATTGGTTACACCCAGTAATGCTCTAAATGTAATACCTAGTGTTAATTCCCATTCTTGGATTGCTTCGTTTATTTGTTTTTTTTCTATATTCATTTTTTTCTCCATTGTTAAATTCATTATTATTATATAAACAATATGTTTATACTTGTAAACCTTTTTATTTAAAATAATGAAAAAAACTTCATCTAGTTATAAAAGCCTATTTTTAAGCCATATAGAGGTGTTTGTAGTTCTAGGGTATAAGTCTATATAAAATAGCTTAAAAGAACGCTAGTGCTTATATTTCAGCTATTTTTTTGACTACACCGAGAGGTATTATGTTCCTATCTCCAAAATATCCATCATCAGAGTAACTTGCAAAGGTATAAAGGTAATTTTTGTCTTTTTTAAATATGTAGGCGAAACTGGTAATTGAAGCTGTTTTCATTTTGCAAAAATCATCAAAACTAGCAATACTTGAATCGCCTACAATATCTTCCCAAATTATAATATGGAAATAATATTCTTTACCATCAATGGTAATTTTACTTTTTCTTTTTTTTCTTTTTAATTTTTTTAGGGGGTCTGCCTTTTTTTGAGCCATAAGTCCCTTTGCCTTTAGGCATTAATGTAAAATCCAGTGATGAATTCCAATAGTAATAGCAACAATAATAATTGCTTGTACCCACCATTTTAATTCAACAAAAGAACCCCACCAATTTTCTATTCTTTGTTTCATTTTGCTACTCCTTTTATTTAGTTAATCCTTTTGATTTCTCAAAAGTGCGGAGAGTTCCGAGACCTAATAACGAAGTTACCAAAGTCATCAAAACCCCAACATCCAGCTGAGGAATGTTTATCACTTCGTAATGAAATACACCAAGAAAAAATAAAATAAATTTACTTAATACAAATTCCCAGAAAATTGCTATCGCCGCACTCATTCCTATAAGTGGACGCCAACTGCGTTGCATAAAGCCACTTATTCCACCAGCAGTAGATTGAGCATCAGCTAAATTTATATCCATTTGCTTTGCTTTTAATTTTGCTTCAACTTCTGCAAATCGTAATTTTAATTGTTCTTTTTCTTCTGTTGATGTGTGTAAATCATCAATAACACCAGCTACAGCCTTTATTGATTCACTTCCAAATAATTTTCCTAACATTATTTTTTACCGAATACTGTCATAGGAGCAATAACATTTATGAAAGCCGCAACTAATCCATAAGGGTCATCTAATGGATAACCTAATTCATTAACTTCTTTTTTTATTTTTGGTGGTTGTTTAATTATTTTTTTCTTTTTCATATATTTTTTTTCTCACTTAATTTTGCCATTTTTTCAGCTAAATCTTCTTCTGCATATTTTTTACGCATTTTTATTATATACTCTTTTTCTTCAAATGTCGTGATTCGTTTTCTATGTTTTCTTAAATCAACTTTTTCATCTTGTCCATTAGGCTTTTTGCCCTGTTCGGAGTTTGATTGTACCATCTGCTATCTTTCATTTGTTCTATGGCTTCTACCCAATTTGTTCCAGCCAATGCTTTTTTAAAATTAATAAACTTATTTAATTTTGTCAAACCTAATTGGAATGCCATTTCTAAACATACTTCTTGAACTACATCTGGCATATCTCCACAAGATTTCAAAAAAGTTTGCATATCTCTTTTAGCTATACTGTAATCTATTAAAAAAAGTTTAAGTCCTGTTTCATAAGTAATACCATCTTTAAATTCATTTTTTTCACTATCTTTTATTAAATGTCCTACCCCAATAGTGTCATACCCAAGGTGGTCTTTGTAAGGTTTTAAAACTACACCACCCTCATGACTTATTATTTCTTGTTGTAATTTATCTTCATTCATCTGTACCTCCATAATATTTTAAATCGTTTAAATCTTCTTCTTCTTGTAATTTCATTTCATGTACTGCTTTTTTTAAATAAACAGCACAATCTAAAACTTCCTCAATAGCATTTTCTATAGCTTGTATTTGATTCATTTTAGTTTTTTTCATTGTATTTTTATACTTTAAAATACCAATGTTTGACCTGTCAGCCATTTGATTCATTAATTCAGTTACAATAACATCTTTAGTTTTGCTCATACTTCTCCTTTAGTTCTAGCATTGATATAAAATTATGTCCTTGTATATGACCATTTGCTAATAATAGCTGTGATACACCATAACTCCAACCATTAGCACTATTTATAGCATAACTTTCAACATGACCAAAATTCATTGCTGTTCCAACATTCACAATTTTAACATAATTCCCTCTACCTAATTTACTGGCTCTCCAGCTTCGTTCTCTATGACTATGACCAAATACTATATCATGCATAGCAGCGTTTGATATTTGACTTGCTTCTGCCATTTTACCGCCTATTTCTCGTCCTATTTCATTTAATGGTACATGAACAAAAGCAACTCCTTTAATAAAATAAAAATCTCCATATTCCGATATTCCCCAACCTCTTGATCGCCATAGGTTTTCATATTGCTGGGAGAAAGCACCAACGACTTCCTTGTGTTCGTTTTCATAACGATATAATCGTAATTCATGATTGCCTAAACAATAATGCTTATGACATTCATGATTGCCTATACCTTTGTGTAATAATTCTAATGCTTCTTTAGTAATTTGAATATCTGCTGATATAGGTGGTTTAGCTCCTCCTTTAACTGTATGATTTTTATCAAAAGTATTAACTGAATCAAAAGAACAAAAATCTCCAATACATACGACATAATTAGGCTTATTATCATTTTTTTTTTTTCCTATCCAATAAAATCTATCAATATTTTCATCTGGTGAACAATGAGCATCTGGAATGACAAATACTTTTGTTGGATTTGAAAATGAAGTTTGTTGTGCTGGTATTCTTATAATAGGCTTTTTATATTCTTCAATAATTACTTGGGGTTTTGTTTCTTTATATTTATGCCATTCAATAGCCCAATGTGAACTGCCTAATGCTAGTTTTTCTATTTTATCTATTTTTCTTTGTAAAGTTGTTCTTGGAATATTTAAAACATCTTCAACTATTTTTTTTGCTCCAGTTGGATTATTAGTACCACCTTTTCCAATAGGAGGATAACCTTTGTCTAGTGCCTCGTGAAGTTTTTCTTGAATAAGTTTTAACTCATCCCATTCTTTTTCCTCCATAAAAGACTCCTAGTTAAACATTCGTAATATCCAGTTTAAAAATTGTGAGCCAATCATAAAACCTATTGCCCATAAAATATAATTAAGTCTATTAATATCTTTTTGTATATGCGTTAAATGATTATTTTCTATCCTATCTATTTTGTCATAGATATGAATAATATGTTCTTTAGTAGTTTTAGGTGTTAACTTTGTCATTCTTTTTACATATCATTACTAAAGATATCCGCCTATTTTTTAATTGTTCGTTTAATTCCATAACAATGCTATCAACTGCTCTATCACAAGTTTTTAAATTATCAAAATTAAAAGGCAATGCACCATTTATAGTACAAAAAGGATTTACAGATAACCCTAACACACAAATAATTGTATAAATAGAAAATGTCATTTGCCTTGTCTATTATACTTTTTCCATGATTTCAATTTATGTTTATTTTTTGGCTTTGAATGAGAAGAATTACCTATTGATGTTCTTTTAACAACTTTATCAAAAATTTTTTTTTTAACTAAAGTTTGTTTAGCCATTTAATTGACTTAAAGGATTTTCTAAAGTTAATTTAATTCGTTTATCTATTTTTTCTTCTAACTCTTTCATTTCTTCTTTAATTTCATTAACTGTTTCTTTTAAATCTTTTTGATTATCTCTTGAATCTTGTTTCACTCGTTGCTCAACATCTTCAACTATAGTTTCAATTCTTCTTACATCTGC